ACCTCATTGGTTTAAATAATGTCGTTGCACAAATAGAGTTAGATGGTCAAGGACTCAGAGCAGACGAGAAGTACTTTGTAGATACTTCTGGAACAGGCGGAGTTGTTATTGCACAAGCAGTTCCTGCTGGCAAAAGAATTAGATTTAAAACTAAAATTGAATATACAGTAAGAACTTTATCTGCGGTAACAACCCCATATGTTGTTGGACAAACAAAAAATTCAGCAATAGCTACAATTACATCATCACTACTTACTTACAATCTTGTTACCGCTTCAACTCCAGACCCTACAAAGCAAGATATTATTATTGGACAGTCACCAGAACCACCAGTACAGCTTGCTCCTGGAGCAACAGTAACTATAGTTGCTGGAAATTATATTCCAGCGACAGAGGGAATTTTGCCAGATGTGACAAGTAAAACAGAGTCTGAAGCTATACTAGCACTAAATGTTGTTGGATTTACAACAATATCTGTAACAAATAGTATAGGTTCAACACCTTCATATCAAACATTAAATGGAAGAATAATTGCACAAACTCCAGTTGGTGGAGGATTACAGTCTTTTACAACCACAATTGCTTTAACAAAAGCAGTGTATCAGGCAGCGCCACCACCTCCTCCACCACCTCCACCACCTCCACCACCTATCATTGCGGTCACCCCACCTATTATCGCCGTGACCCCACCTATTATTGCGGTCACCCCACCTATTATCGCCGTGACCCCACCTATCATTGCGGTCACCCCACCTATCATTGCAACCAGCTGTACTCCAGGAGCAGTCTGCGGAGAGACCATAGTACCTTGCGGATCTTCAGGATGTACATGTTGTCCAGAAGGATGTACAAGACTTAGAAGATATACATCCACCTGTGCATGCGTAAACAGCGGAGGCTTACTATGCTAACTTTGACAGAATTATTTCAATATGGTATTATCATATACATGAGGAATAAAAATGAGTAAGTTTGCTATGGTCGTAGAAAACGACGTATTTGATGTTCTTGAGTTTACACCAAATTTAGAAATGTCTGCTAGATGGATTGCTGGAATGAGCTCAGATCCAACCTTTATAAAGGTAAACCTTGTTCCAGATGTTTGTGCTGGATCTTACTGGGATGGACAAAACTTCTTTCTTCCTGGAGACGATCTAAAAGAAAATGCATTGGTTCCATCCGATACAGATAATTTAGGCGGAGCAGTAAAGTATGCTGCAATTGTAGACGGAGATGTATTTGGAACCGTAACATATGATCTCGAAGCATATTCTCAGCAAGAAATAGAGATGATAGACGCAGCAATGCAGTCTAATCCAATATCAATTCCAGTAGATAGTTCAGTCACAGTTTTGCCTGGATGGACCTGGGACGGTCAAAACTTTAATCCAGCATAGAAAGGGCTAGTCTAATGACTTCAGCTTGGCAACAGTATAAAAAAAACTTAGGGGAAAGTAGGCCCTGGCATATGTTAGATCCAACAACAGAGATGGCAGATCAAGATGTTGCCAAGTCTAGAATGGATATATGTAAGGGTTGCCCAGAACTAATTCAGATTACCAATCAATGTAAGAAATGTGGATGTTTTATGTCTGCAAAAACAAAATTAAAAAATGCAACATGCCCTTTAAATAAATGGAAAGACAATGATGTAAATGTTTAATGCAAAAATTCTAGAAGGTTTTGTATCTAAAGAAGATTGCGAGTATTTAATTAATGTAGCAGTGGAGTCTAATTTATGGCAATCAGCTGGTCACGAATTTTGGGATAATCGTGTAATAAATTATGATAATATTGGAAAGTATGATAGAAATGCTGCAGTTATTATGTTGGATGCAAATATTCGTTGTGGACAACGAATTAAAGAATTGTTTGATATAGAAGAGGTTTATTCTGATACTATTCAAATAGTAAGATGGTTTCCTGGCACAGAACAGCCTCCTCATGCGGACGACATGAGCAACACAGACATACTAGGATTTGACCATAGATCGTTTGGATCTGTTATATATCTAAACGATTCTTATTCTGGTGGTCACACTTACTACCCAAACTTTAATTTTGAGGTGGTTCCAAAAACAGGTTCTTTAGCAATTCACCCAGGAGATTCAGAGCATCTTCATGGAGTAACAAGAGTTGAAGATGAAGTAAGGTACACGATAGCGTCCTTCTGGACAAAAAATAAGGAAAGAAGTTATGACTGGTCCATATATTAATGACGAAGGATACGAGGTTCCAAAAAATACAATTTTGGTAGTTCCTCATAGAATTGAGCATGACGGTTTTTATAAAGAAGTATTAAAACCACTTAAAGGAAATTCTAAAAGAGAATGGTTTAATTCTCATTTTTACTATTGTTTGCCATTAATAATTGGAAATCAGTACGGGTTTGTTATAGAGTCTTTGAGAGATTTTGAAATAATTTGGGATGGAACAGAAGCAAATCCAGAAATTATTTTTTTAAATGAAGAAAATTCTGATAAACAGTCAATAAAAACTGGATTTGGAAGTGGAATTGTAACCGTACAGAACGCCTTTGCTTTAAAAACTTCGCCAGGAATAAATTTAATGACAATACAACCGCCGAATATGTTTATTCCAGGATGTGTTTCTATGACTGGAGTTATTGAGACAGATCAAATTAGGCGTGACTTTACTTTTAATTTTAAAGTTACAGTTCCTAATTTAAAGATATCTGTTAAAAAGGGAGACCCTCTTGGAGCTTTTATCCCGATACCAAGATACTTTGTTGATAATTTTGATACTAAATTAATATCAGATATTTTTGATCAAGAGCTACATATTAATGAGGTTGAAGAAGTAAAAAATTTAAGCGATGAAAGAAATTCGTCAGATAAAGAAAAGCCTCATCAAGCTGGCCGTAGATATTTTAACGGCATAAACTTTGACGGAACAGAATATAAAGATCATCAGAAAAGAGTACCTAAATGAAAACCCCATTGATAATGAAAAACTTCTTAGATCCAGAAGACTTTAAAGAATTGCAAGATTATGTTAAAGGGCTTGATAAGTCTATACTTGGACATTCCGATCAATTTAATAGATACGAGTTTGGCGGCTCTGAGATATTAGACTTACTGCATAAAAAATTAACCCCAGTAGCTAAAAATTTTTTTGAAAGGGACAGCATAGTTCCCTCATTTAATTTTGGATCCTGGTACTATGGAAAGGCCTCATTAGAAAAGCATAGAGACGTTGCTCCCTGTACGTATAGCATAGATCTTTGTGTATATCAGACAGTACCTTGGGATCTATATGTTGAGGGAATTCCCTATACTCTGCAAGAAAACGAAGCACTTCTATATTATGGGGAAGGACAAAAGCATTGGAGAGAAGATTTTCCAGAAGGAAAAGACAATATTGTCTGTAATGTTTTTTTCTTTTATATTGAGCCAGATCATTGGTTTTTAACAGAACCCAAAGAAAAACACGATGAGATTAGATATCAAAATGCAAGGGAAAGAAATGCCTAATAGTATAATAAGTATAAAAGGAGAGTTATGAAAAAAATAGTTGAATGTGATGGAAATGTTGTAATATACGAAGACTTCTTGTCATCAGAGGAATCTAAGATGATTTCTAGTTTTATGAAAAACTTTGACTATGAAAATTTGCCAGAACACAGTTTTAAATTTTGGGGCAAAAGATTAATTAATGATCATGATATGAAAAAAATTCCTGGATATGAAAATGTACTAGACCCAATAAAAGATTTACTTGCAGACATAATTCAAAGAACTAAAGATGTTTTAAATGAGTTTGACCACGAAGCAAAATGGGAGCCGTCTCCTCATAATTTAATTAAAATGTACCGTGATTCTAGTCCCATTAACTTTGGTGCTAATGACACGCTAGAGATGTTTATTCATATTGATAACCAAGAGCATATGGAGAAACCAATTTTGTGGGGTACCGTTGTATATCCAAACGATGATTATGAGGGTGGAGAAATTTATTACCCAGACTATAACTATTGGTATAAACCAAAATCTGGGTCTATAGCTTTTCACTCTGGAACCACAAAGCATGGTGTAAAAAAAGTACTTAGTGGAGATAGGTTCTGCCTTGCGTCTTTGGTTACTAAAGAAGGTTTTTATAATCAAAATCCTAAACCAGCAAGAACGGACAATGAAGAGCAACCTTACTGGTATCCACCAGGCTATTGGGGTAAAAGAATGCCAGACGATCCAATACAGGGAGACATTAGAGTTCCTAGATCAGACGGATCTACAGCAGAATATAATGATAATCCAACAGCAGGGGTTGGTGTATAATAAAGCTATGAGTACAGCAATAGATATGACATTGATTCAGCAAGCAATCGACAATAAAAGAATTCACATCTTCAAGAATCCTTTTCCAGATCTTCCGCAATGGGACTCTTTTATTAAAATACTTAGCAGGTTTGCTTCTAAAGATACTATCGATTTTCCAAGCAAAGAATATCTAGATAGAAACAATTTGGATGAGCCTTATTTAAGCTTTCAGCTACGTTGCAGATTTTGGTCAAGACTAACCTTTCAGCTTTTTGATAAAGAAGATTTACTAGAAGATAATATAAAAGAGTTAGTACCTCTTGTTGAGTGGGCAAAAGAAAACTACGGACAGAGATATGCAAACTCATTCGCACTGGTTAGTCTGGTAAAAAATCGTGGGCAAGTTGGAAACAAGCATCATGATGAAATTGATCAACTTCAGTGGCAGTGTCATGGAAAGTCTATCTGGAGAACTGGTGATAATCTAGAGTATGAAGATATTATTGAGCCAGGTGATTTTATTTTTATTCCAAGAGGAATTCAGCATGAGATAGAAACTTTAGAGGCTCCAAGGGCAGTTATAAATTTGGTGATTTTAAATGAATAGAATTATTACAAAAGATCTTAATTCAATAAATCACGAAGTTATTATGCAAGCCAAGCAAGAAGTTGACTTGATTCATATCCCTAGTTTGATACCTTCTAATACAGGTTGGGATGAGTTTATTGCACACTCAGACTTTACTACAAAAAATAAAGAAAAAACACTAGATAGCCCAGTTAAAATTATAAACGCCCTACAGGTCTGGGATGATTTTTTTGTTGCTGGTTATTATGTAAATGAAGGTAACTTTTTTCATCAGCTACAAGATATATTTGAAAAAACAGCATCTCTCTATGGGAGAATGCCAAACGGAGGGTGTACCCTGATTAACTTTATAGGTAATCAAAAAACTATTCCAATTCACACGGACATAAGAGATTCCTTTTTGTGGCAAGCAATAGGAACTGTAGAGTGGAGAATATATGATAAAGATGATCACACATTGCCATATCAATCATTGTGGGTAAAGCCAGGAGATGTTTTGTTTGTTCCTTCTGGTATTGCACATACAGTTTATTGTCCAGACCCAAGAGCAGCAATTTCAATATTTTATGATAAAGAGCAGTAATGTCAAAAATATTGATCTCTGTTATTGCATATAAAGAAAAAGATTTGTTTGGTACAATTTTTGATTGCTATTCAAAAGCAAAAAATAAAGAAAACATTTATTTTTCTATTGTAGAAGAAGATCATCCAGAAAACTATTCCAATCTGAATTTTGTCCCAGACAATCAAATTCTTTATAGAAAGTATGATCTTTCAGAATATCGTGGAATATTATGGGCAAGAAATAAAACTACAGAAACTCATTTTGAATATGACTATATTCTTTTTATTTGTGCTCACACTAGATTTGTAGAAAATTGGGATGAGTTATGTTTACAAGAATATCAAAAAGCAATTATTAAAAATGAATCAGATAATGTTGTTTTAACATATTGTGGTCCAGACTATAGATTTAATAATGATGGTTCAATTGAGTACGCACCAGAAGATGCAAAAAACACAAATGTATATGTTAAGCACTATTTAGAAGACTTTACTCCAGGATATCATTTCCCTAGAGGTTGGGTAATACCAGAAAGTCCAAACGACAAAGATGTTCGAGAAGGTGTCTGGCTACATTACACCTGGTGCTTTGCCAATAAAAACTTTTTAAAAGAAGTTCCAATAGACCCAGATATTAACTTTAATGCAGAAGAGCCATATATGTCTATACAAGCCTGGTGTCGTGGATGGAGGTTTTATGCCACCCCAGTGGTCTTGTATTATCACGATACCTTTAAGCAATATCCTGGAGAAGATAAGCCTAGATTTGAAACGCATAGGCCATGGGTAGATAAAAATAAAATTGATTATTGGAACCATTCAGACAGTTCTATGATTAAACTTAATTTGCTTCTTTCTGGAAAATTAGAAGATAAGTTTGGCATTGAAAAAAATAAAATATTAAAATATTGTGATGCTACTGGATTAAATATAAAAGCTACAGAGTACAATCCTGATTATGATAAAATTGACAAATATCAACACTGCAAGCATCTTAAAGACCAACCAATAATAGAAACATGATTCTAGATCTTGATTATGAAAAATTATCTCTAATTGGCCAGAACAATATTTTAAGGCCTTTGGTAGAGTCAAGGATGGGTCTAGAAACCATTAGAAACAATAAGATAGTTGAGTTAGACTTAAATACTGAGTATAAATATAATTCTTTAGGATATAGGTCTAAAGAGTTTGGTAATTCAGAGCTTCTAGTATCTGGATGTTCTAATACTGTTGGTATAGGGGTTCCAATAGATGGAACTTGGGGAAATATGTTGTCAAATAGTATGAAAAAAGATTATGATAATTTGTCTATTCTGGGAGCATCTATACATCTAATAGTAAAAAATATTTTTGCATACCTAAAACATTTTTCACACCCAAAAGTAATTACAGTAGTTTTCCCAGACATTAACAGGATTCATTTACCAAACTTTAACAATATTCTAAAAAAAGAAATAAGGTCGCATATTCCATATCATTATTTTACAACAAGTAATGATCAAAAAGATATTCCCAAGTATTCCAAAAAACCTCATGCGCTTTACGAAACTTTTCCAAATGAAGCGGTTGCATATCTAAATTTAAATTCTATTTTACAATTAGAATATTTTTGTAAAAGTGCCAACATAGAATTGCTTTACACAAGTTGGGACAAGAACACAATAGATATAATAAATAATTTAAAAAATAGTAGTAGCTACACAGGATTTATTGGAGAAGTTGTTCTTGATTATAAAAGCTGCCATGGTGAAATAAAAAATAAATTTCCTAATCATTTTGACTATGCCGCTGATGCAAATCTTCCTTACTATGAAGGACATTTTTCTATTCATAAGCAAGCACACTATGCTGATTTTTTTTATGAACACTGGAAAAGAATATGCTAAAAAATATTTTATTTAAAATAGAAAAAGCATATAGGACGTTACTCAGAAAAAATAAAGAAAAAAAAGATAAGTACATTTACTGATGTTAATTCTTGGAATAAATGAAACATCTCATGATGCATCGGCATGCCTGATAGAAGATGGAAACATATTATTTGCAGGACACGCAGAAAGATATACTAAGAGCAAAAATGAATGGTATATTTGTGATGACCTTATAAAAGATGCCTTCAGCTATGGTAGCCCAGATGCAATAGCTTACTATGAGAAGCCATTATTAAAAGCCTCTAGATTATTTCTAAGGGGTGGAAAAGGTAATTGGAAACCTAAATTTGATATTAGTTCTATTCCAAGAAAATCGTTTAGTCATCACTACTCACACGCATGTGCTGGTTATTACACAAGCAAGTTTAATGATGCAGTAATTGTAGTTCTAGATGCGATTGGTGAGTGGAATACCTCAACCATATGGATCGGAGAAGGAAATACAATTACTCAAAGGTATAAGAAAAACTACCCAGTAAGCTTCGGCCTATTTTATTCTGCATTCACAAAGCTTATAGGACTTATGCCAAATCAAGAAGAATATATTATGATGGGCATGGCTGGCTATGGAGATCCGAATAGATATTTTAATAAAGTATCTGAATATTTTCCAAATCATAATGAGCAGAAGTATAATATGCATAAAGGAATAATAGATTGGGATAAACCCATATTAGAAAAAGATAAATTTGATATTGCTGCTTCAGTACAAAAAGTTTATGAATTAAGGCTTAACGAGTTCATGCACTTTGCGTATAATATTACTGGCAAATCAAATCTAGTTTTTATGGGTGGGTGTGCACTAAATTCTTCTGCAAATACTATGCTGTGGAATATTTTTCACGATGTTTGGATAATGCCAAATCCAGGAGATGCTGGAAGCTCATTGGGAGCCGCAGCAGCTTTATATGGAAAACATTTAAACTGGAAAGGTCCATATTTAGGGCATGATATTGGAGGCT